TTTAAAACCCTTGTAGCAAAACTCGTCTAATTGACTCTTATTTTCTATTAACCAAAACACTTAAGTACATTTTTATCTGTAGTACTTAAGATAATTATTATTTAGATAATCTCCAAATTTAGGTAATTGAAGTCTTACAGAGGTTAAATCTACTATATTTTTATTAGTACGAGCTACTTGTTCTTGGGTTCCAGTTAATTGCCAAGGCAAATTAAATGGGAGATATAACGACCACAAATATTGAGGGTTTTTTCCTATTAAGTTATCATATGTAACCTTGTTAATTTCTAAATAAATAACTTCGTTGGTTTTTTTAGCAAAATATCTTCTAAATTCTCCATTTTGATAATCTTGTTCAGTCGGGGGATTAGAAATATAATTAGGTAAAGCTTGATAGTTTGAAATGTTTCCTATACCGATTCCTTTAGATAAAATATATCCAACATCAGTTGTAACTATCTCTGATATTGAATTTTCAGGAACTGGGGATTTAAATTCGTTTACTGGGTCAAAAGTAGGGGTAAGTTGTTGGAAAGGGACATCACTAGGGGTTTTTCCAGTAAAGAATTCTCCTTTAGAGTTTTTCCAATATGGGCCTTGGTATGGTTCCCCAGTAGAAGTTATTAAATATTCTCCTGGGTTAGCATATAGATTAGTTTTAATTTGAGATTTAGGATAGTAAGCCATAATTAACTATTAACAGGTCCCCAATATTCAAAGTGCCACATTTCATCTACTCCGGCATTATCACTTAATCTCCAAGGGTTATACCAACCATATTTAGCCCCAATTGTAGCTATAGATTCATAGTTTGTAGTAACACTTGTTCTACCATCTAAATTTATTCGAGGATTAGTACTACCTTTTACAAATTGGTATAAATTACCAAAATCTACAGCACCACCCCAACCATGAGGAGAAGAACCAGCACTTGCAGCATTATTTTGGTTTTTAGCTAAACCTGCTTGTTGTTTATAATCACGGTAAGCACTACTAATTCTATAAGAAATTCTATTAGCTTCTAATTCAGTTACCCAAGACTTAAGAGCAGCTGCTGCTGATGGATGAAGTTTCCTATTTTGGCCACCTTTAGCAAAACTTATATCAACAAGTACGTTATTGGGTAAATAAGCATTTTTATATTTTTTAGATGCTAAATTTTTAGCTAAGGATGAATTGCTATAAGAGGTTGCTCCTATTCTATTAGGATTAATTCTAGGGGCGGGATCATCAATAGTACTATTATCAAAACCTAAAGTAGTAGAACCTAATTTAAGTCCTGTGGTTGTAATAATATAAGTTCCACCGGATTGTGATGTATTATTAGGAACCATTACAGTACCTAGACTAGTAGTCCAAACATTATTATCTATTTTGTGGTTTAAACTAGTAACTAAAAAATCCATGGTTTCAGGATAATTAGAAGGTAAAAATCTAGTATCTAAATTTAAACCATTATATATTTTAATTCCTGAAATTCCATCTAAAGTAAGCTCAACACTTACAGGTAAAAATCCTTCAGTTCCTGAAGATTTATTTTCAAGAATAGCTGTTCTACTTTCTAAATATGTTAAAAAATTAGTTAAAACTGAGGTATAAGTGTTTAATTGATTTTCAATGTATACGGGTCGAGGTTGTAAGATAGTACTACAAATAGCTCTAGCAAATTTAAAATAATCTTTAGTAGCAGTAGAATATTTTTTTTCTAATTCAGCTAATTTTGTTTCTTCTTCTGTAGGGGTAGAATTAAAAGGATTTAAATAATTACCTGAAGAATCTTTGGTTGCAAATTTAAAAAGAATTGAATCAAAATTTTCATCAGTTCCAGGGCTATCATTTATTTGGGGTTTAAGTCTGTCTATTAATCCTTCATTTAATTTAGATAAAGCAGTAGAATTTTCTCCTACTACAGAGCCTCGAGCTTGAGCTCCAATAGTTACAGTAGTAGCAAAAGCATTAGTTAATTCGGTTTTGATACCATAATTTCTAACAAAGTTTCCTTGAAATGATCGAGCTTTAGTTTCGGGGTTTTCTGTTGCTTTATAACCGTATAATTGTATAGTAGTTGTGTCTTTAGGTAATTTTTTTCCTAATTTAGGTAATATTAAATCTCTCCCAGCTAAAGGAGTTTGATCAATAATTCTAATAGTATCTTCATCTATAAAAGGTTCAAAACTATTAACTCCTCCTAATGCTGAAGAAATGTCTGAGCATAGATCAGTTAAAAGATCAATTAAGGCTACTTCTTTACCAGTAGTATTATTATCTACTAATTGTAATACATGAAACATATTAACATATATATTCATAATTTGTCCAACTTTTATCCCACCTATATCAGTAACATAAGGTTCTCCAGCAGGTGCATAATACCATACTTCAGGATTGTTATCATAAACTCCATTTATAGTAGTATTAATAACACATATTCTAGGATCGGCACTTAACTGAAATGGATTAAAGTAAGCTAAATTTGTATCAGTATCATAATCTGCGTATAGTAAAGGGGTTTGGGAGTTTCCACTTTGGTATATGGGAAGTATATTATTCTGGATAAAATAGAGTAAAGCTCCAAAACGAATATAATATAAAGCTGAGTCAGCTTCACCTGTAACATCTGAGGATAATAATTCACCTCTAAATACTTGTCCCATAAAATTAACTTTTTCTTGGGGTAAAAAAAAGTTTCCTGTTCCAATTTTTACTGTGTTATTGTTTTTCCCAGGGACATCTAATATTAAAAAATTTTTATTTTCATTTAATTTTTTAATAGTATTATAAAAAAATCTACCAAATTGATTCTTATCTTTGTAATCTTGAATAGTTTCAAGTTCCTCAGTTTCTTCTTCTTGTTGTTCTCCTTCTGTGGTTTTATCATTTATTAAAACATTCATTTTAAGGGATTCAACAACATCACCTACACTTCTAAGTTCTAGATCAATATCATATGAACCATCTTCAGCGAATGACCAGCTAAAGTTAATTACTTTACCATAAAAAGCATCATAATTACCCGCTGATTGCTTTCTAAGAAAAGCTATATTATCTAATAAAGCTGTAATAGTAGCTTCTGATTGGGTAGTACTAGTATTCGATGCAGGGTTAGTAGATGTACCAAAAATATTTTGGTTAATTACTGCAGCACCAACAGATAATGAAGGAGTTACAGGAATTGCAGAAGGAGTTTCTCCTTGGAAAGGACCACCTGCTAAAAATTGATCAACAAGTGAAAAAGGATTAACAGGTTCAATTTCACCATCATTATTAGCATAACTAACATTACCCCATTCTAAAAGAACAGAATATCCTAATCTTAAATATAAAAGATCAATTATATCAAATTGAGTAGTATTCCAAGCTTTAATTTTTATATTAGCAGTTCTTAATGAACCTCTGTTTTCGGTTTTGATATCTATTGAGGTAATACCCGGCATGGGTTTTAAACCAAAATCTAATCCACCTAAACCATAAGCACCTCTATTAATTGAAGAACCATCACGTACGATTCCAGAAGATAATAAATTACTATTAATAGCAGTATCACGTTCGGTAGTGCCCGCAAATAATATAAATTTAGATGCTAAAGAATTACCAGTTAAATTATTTTGTATAATAATATCCTTTATTTCTCCTCGAAGTTTAGAAACATCATTTATATCAACCCCCGAAACTAATTTAGCAAAAGCTATTCTTTGATTAAGAAATAAGGTTTCCGCTAATGGTCTAGTAGTAGCATTAGTTGAACCATATATTTTTTGTCTTACTTTGATTTGTTCAGAAACAAAATCTGCAATGGCTTCTCCGACAACATTCATAATCTGTTTATTAGATTAAATTGGGTTATAACACTAGCGTAATCGCTAGGAATTCTGATTTGTACACCTTGGGGGATTACTAATGAATTAAGTCCTATATTAGGATTAGCAGCAGCTATAATCCACCATAAAGAAGAATCACTATAATATTGAAGTGCTAATACATCGTATCTATCTCCTTGTGTAGTATAAACATAGATATCGTCCGGAGATAAAGGTATCTCGGGGTAACGAGAAGTAGCATACATTTGTTTATTAGTAGTACTTCTAATTATAGGAATATTTCGATATCTATTCATTTAATTAAAAAAATCTATTTACACTAGGAGAAGTCTCTACATTAGTAGCATTCCAATTAGTACGTCCATTATTAGGATTAGCTAAAGCAATGTATTGTTGATCTCCTATAAGAGGATCTTGATTATTTGTGCCTGGTCCTAAATCCATTTTAGATGGAATAAAGTTATGGATTGGAGTAAAGTCAAATGAATTTATTTTAACCATATGAGATAGTTGTTTAACTGATGGATCTTGGTTTCCATTAGTATCATTTATTCCAATTTCCCAAGGCATTTCCGTTATCATATCGTATGATAAGTTAGTAATAAATCCTGGCTGCTCATAGAGATATCCACCAACTGTTAAAGTTATAAAACATCCTTTCATATAACCATTGCCACTATAATCTGGGGCTAAGTTTGAAGCTAGGAAGTTTAATTTTTTATACATTGGGATAAGCTCTTGTTTTGATTGGGCCGCGGCATTAAAACTTAAAGAGATTTTTCTATCAAATCCATTATAAGTATAAAATTTTTCACCTCTACCTAAGTAATTATATCCACTCCAATCTCCTGTATAAGTGTCTGTAAAACTGTCTAAAAATGCTCTAAAATGTATGTAATCAACTATATCAGGACTAAGATTACTAATAGTACCTATTCTAAAAGTAATTAAATCATTTACTTCGGGGCCTGTTTTAGGTCCTTCGCCATAACTAGTATAAACTGGAAGAGCATTAATTGTATCTAGTGCTTTAACGGGTCCTGAATATATTATACCTTTAGTATAGGATGAATAATCTTTACCTGATCTAGCACCAGGGTCTCCTAAGTTAACTCTATATTCAATGGTTTTATTTTCAGCAATATTATAAGAAAGAGATTTAGGGGTAGCACCGGTTTGGTTTGCTTGAGTTCTTTGACTACTTCGTAAACTATTCCTTAATACAGCTCTAAAATCTTGTGTTTTAGGAGATAAATGATTACCTGAGGGTGGATTTACATTAGAATTCTTTATTAAAGTTTTATTATAAGTATAAACGTTTTCACCTTCGACTTGACCTGTATTAGATTCTGCAAAAGATGAACTTTGGGGTTTATTTAGATCAAAGTTTGGAAGAAAATTTTGCCCGTTCCAAGTCCAAGGTTTAAAAGGTTCTACTTGTAAACCACCAACTTGTTTATCATTAATATTAACGGATTTTAAAATTTTTTGACTATTTACTACGGGATCATATGGAGTTAAAGAACCGGGGTTGTAAACATTATAATAAAAGCTAGGGTTAAAGGTATACCCTCCATCAATACTTATAGATCCAGACCCATTAGGACCTTGAGGTAATAGTTGACCTGTAGCGGATTCATAAGCATTACTAACTCCATAAGGATTTATAAATAAATCTTTTGTTCTATAACTAGGCCTTATAAAAACTTTATAATCACCTGCTGCGGGACTAGCTGTTAAAAATGCCCCCGAGGGATTAAAAAAACCTATATTTTTAAGTTGGGCATTATTTTTACCTGTTCTTTTATCAGCAAACCTAATATTAGTAGTACCTACACCTAATGTAGAACCAGGACCACCTCTATATGATAAAATATCATTATCACCTACATTTAAATTGACTCCTGAAAAATTCCAGTTACGTATTGCTTCGTTTTTATCAATAGCTTCAAATAAGCTAACTAATCTATTTTCTGCAAGAGGTTGAGAAGGTTTTACAACAGAATTGTATAATCCGTCTCCTACAGCATATGCACCGGTTTGGGCAAATGGGTTTATTCCTTGTTTATTTAAATGACCCCCAAAAGCTATAACACCAGCTTCAGCCAATGTATTTAGTGGAGTATAAATGCCTTCGTTTAATACACCACTTGTTTGGGTACGAACTGCTGAATTAGATAAAACGTTTTGTTTAGCAATAAAGAATAGTCCGTTAGGAGACTTTAAATCAAAAAACATTTTAGTTAGTCTTTTGATATCTGTTAAAGAATCTCCTACAGTTAAGTAACCCCCCCTTAAAATAAAGTCAGGAGATTTTGGTTCTAAACCATCTGGAATCTTAGCCTGGATATAGGGTTGTCCACTATATCCGCCTCCAGGGGTATCCTTACCGTACTTGAGGCTTTTTAAGTCGGTTACTAATTGTACTAAAGGCATTTAATATTATCCTGGAGGATTATCTAAATACTTAGCTGGTGTTTTTCCGTTAAGGTCTAACTGTGATGGTTGTGGTAAAGCATTATTGTAACCATCATTGTATGCTGTATAATCATTAGATACAATAACAGCGTTTGAACCATCTAAAGAATATCCAGGTTGGTTACCATTAGCATGCAATTGAGATTGCTTAGTAGCTAATGGGTTAATTTTAGGAGTCTTACCATCATATGGCGTTAAGTTAGACCCCTGGTTAAGTAATAAATCGAGTATTCCCATTATTTGCAAATTTAAGGTTTTATTATAAATATTAAAAACTTATTGAGTTTTAAAATCTTTTAATCTAGACATTCTTTGAATATCTGGGTAAATAGCTGTGGCTACAGTGGTACCATTAATATTAATGGTTCCTTCTTTAGTTAGTACTGTATTAAGTAAAGTTTTAATAGCTTGTAATTCAGCTACTAATGGAGCCATATTTACAGAACCACCACCAGAGGATTGTTGAGTACCTCCTCCTAGATCTGTACCGGCTATTACTGTGTCTTTATCGTTTAATTGAATAGCACCTTCAGGAGCCATTAAAGTACGTTTACCGTACCCTTGAGATACAACGTCATTGCCTTTTAAAAATTTGTAACCAGCAGCTGCTATAACACCACCGGCAGCAATAGCAGCAGGGATAGCAAATGGTCCTAAGAATTTACCTAGAAAATCCATTGTCTTTGATATAGCGGTTACGGCTGCTTCTCCTATAGAATATATTAGTCCTCCTTTTTTAAATTGATTACCAATTTTAGTTATAGTATTACCTATAGTTTTTTGAACATTAGTTAAAACTGTTGCTCTATATTCAGCATTTGTAAAAAATAATTTAGTTTGAGCCATAAGTATACTAATTTTACTTATAGCATTTTCTTCACCTCGTGCTATTATTTGATTTTGTAAAGTTTTTAATTTACCTGCTTCTATTATAGCTGAAATTCTACTGATTGCTATGTTAGCGGATTGGACAGCTTGAATACCTTTATAAATGCCAAAAATGTATAATAAAGGTTTGCCTAATTGTACTGTAAATTTTAATATTTGTCCTATAATACCTGCTAAAGGAGCTACTATTTCAGCTATTTGAGCAAAAAGATCTAGTACAGGCATTAAAGGTTCAGCTAAAGATACAAATACTTCCTTTAATTTTTCTATAGAAGCCATAAATCTTTCTTGGACTGATTGACCTGCTAATTGGTTAGCTAATGTTTCATCACCTAAACGTTTTTTAGCTTCTTCTAAACCTACTTCTTTAACTAAGTTATTAAATCTTTCTTGAGCAGTTTTACCTTCAACTCCTGAGAGTTTAACTAATGCTTCTCTTTCAATTAAAGATTTAGCTAAGTCTTCACGAGTCATTCCAACAGATTTAGCTAATGCTTCTTGTTGAATAACATTCATTTGAGTAAACTCTGCTGCTGTACCTACTTGTTTAGCTATTTCTTCTGCTACTGTTGCTAAATCATTATTAATAGCTGCTAATCTTGCTCTTTCTAAATTAAGTTGTTTACCAGTTAATAATTCAGCTTCTAATTCTGAGGAAATTGATGATTCAAATTCAAGTAAAGAACTAGCTATACTTTCTACTTGTTGTAAACTAACACCTAGTAATTTAGCTTGTACTATAGCTTCTGCTATTTTAGCAGGTTGACCTCCTAAAGAAAGTAAAGTAGCTTGAGATGTATTTTTTACTTCTTCAAGAATTTGTTTTTGATTTAATGCTATACCATTAGTAGCTGCTAAAGCTGATGCTTCGCCTAAAAATTCTTGAGTTGTAGCTTCTACTTCTTTACCCGTTAGTATTGTAGTTCTAAATAACATACCGGCAGATTCAGCAGATAATCCAGCTTCTTTAGTTAATCTAGTAAAGGTAGTTAAAGCTTCTTCACTAATTTGAGCAAAAGTTCCAAATTGGTTATTTAGGGTTATAAAAGCTTCTGTTAAACCCTGGGTGTTAACATTAAGTAAATATGCAGCATTAGCTGCGGTATTTAATTCACTTGATATTCCTGCGGCTTCCTCAAAAGAAATACCAAAGTTTTTAGCTAATTCTCCTGTAGATTTATCTAAAGATAGTATAGCATCAGTTATTTGAGTAGCTAAAAATAAACCTATACTTAAAGGATCTGTTAAAGATTCAGCTAGCTGATCTTTCATTTCTCCTAAACCCGCTCCTAGTACTTTAACTTTATCAGAAAAAGAAAGAGTAGCACCACTAGCTTCTTCAATTTCTTCAGCTAATTCACGCATTTTTTCTAATGCACTATCTAAACCTAGAGCACTAGCTAAATTACCTAAACCAATTTTACTAAGAGTTTGTTCAATTCCTTTAAGAGTAGCACCTCCTAAACCCATTAACTCTTCTATTCTTTCTTCTTTTTTAATACGTTGTAGAAGAAGTGTATCAGTATCTTTAGCAGTTTGAAAACCACTAGCGGCAGCTCTTAATATAGCTTCCTCTTGCTGGTTAATTTTACCTAAAAAACTTAACCTTTCAACAGTAGATTCAGTAATTTGTCCTGTAAATTTAGCACCAATTTTTTCTTTAGCTATTCTTTCAGCTTGATCTTTTAAGTCTTGTACTGCTGCTTTTTGCTTATCTTGTATATCTAATAATTGTTTTCTGTTTAATTTAGAAATTTCTTGTTGATCATACTTTAACTTCTGAGTAATATCAGTTAGTTTAGATTGAGCTTTAGTAGCTAAGCTAACAGCATCATAACCTTTTTTTAATTCAGCATTAATAGCAACATTAATATCATACTGACCTTTAAATCCTTCAGAAAGTAAAGCAGCTCTATCTTTAGCTTCTTCTAAAGCATCTGACATAGCCTCAACCGCTGCCTTAGCATTTCTAAGGTCATTAGTATTAAACAAAGGAGCAGGTTTCTTAGTGAGTTTTTCGTACTCTCTTCTAAGTCTTTCTAATTCTTCTCTTTGTTTTTGTAAATCGTCAGCCATTTAAAGCATTTATTATAAATATTAAAAAAATAGGTTTTTTATTTATAACTCATTTTATTAAAGGGTTTAGAAGCTTGAGCAAATGCCGGAGTGTTTACTTTACCTGAAGAATCAACTGCGGTAGTTTTATTTTTGCCTTGGCCTGCTTGTTCAGCAGCTTTAGATTCTTCACTATAAAACTCTTGTATTTTATGGAAAGTAAATTTCCTTAACCATATAGGCATAGAATAGACTGTTTCCCAATCATAACCACCCTTACCATGAAATACTATTTCATGGATTTGGGTAAATAAATTCATTCTAGCTTGTGGTGCTATTTCAGGCGTCAGGCCAAAAAAAGCTAAGATTTACAGGTATAGCGACCTCCTCACCGCTATTTGTAATAAATGTTAAATCAACATCAGGTTGGACTTGGCGAATATATTCTCTAAGTAATCTTGAATCGCGAGCTAATAAATGATTATCTACAAATTCACGAATAGTTTTAGCTTCTCTGTCGCCATTAACTGAAGTAATAATATATTTTAAACGAGTAGATAACTCAGGTGAAGAATCTTTATTGATCTTTTTTAGCCCAGCTAATTCAGCATCAATCTTTTTATCGTCACCCGCTGTAAGAATTTTAAAGGTAATTAAGTTACCTGAGTTGGGTAAAGTATAAGAAAATTCGTTAGTTCCTTTTTTGATTAAAGATTCATCAAAAGGTTTGTTATCAATAGTAGATAAATCAACTACATAAGATTCATTATCATAAACAAAATCATAATCTTTACCATAGCCTAAAACACGAGCTGCAACCATAAGTGCGTTTTTATCACCTATAATTAAATCATCGTAATTAATTTTAGTTACAATAAGAGATTGTAATAGTTTATCCAATACAACACCTTGTTTGATGTAGGCTTGGTTTGTAAGAATATCTTCTTCTTTAGCAGTCATGTATTTCATTTCTACTTTTCCTTCTGCTAAAGGATTTCCTTCTGGGTATAATAGACCTTTTGAAGGTAACTCAACTATTTCTGTTGGGATTTTAAATTCGCTCATAGATTATTTGTTATAACTAATATGTTTATAAATACTATAAAGGGAGGTTCTTTAACGGGTTAATTAATAAGATTTACCTTGTATACGGCTAAGATCAAAATCTTTGTATACTTTAGTTTCTAGTTTATCAGTTCTACTGTCTATATGACGGTAAAGTTTTTCTAGCTCATCTCTGAGGTTTCTATCTAAGTTATTTGAATAATCAATACATCTAATTTCAAGAGCATTATTATCACGTATAATTGCTTCATCAATATTTTGAAGAATATTGATTTGTTTTTGGAGATTTTTGATTTCCATATAATTCATAAACATAACCACAACCATTACAATAGTAATGACAGCAGCTACACCTAAAATAAATGATGTTGTTTCCATAGTTTGTTTAGTATTTAGATGTCAAAGAACCTATCCCTTATAGATTGAGTTATAAGATAAAAAAAGAGCTTGGCAAAGCCAAGCTCAAATTTAATTTTTGTAAAAAACTTCTTAGAAGTTTAATACACAGTAATCCATACCAAGTGTTAATGATAGGTTGATAGCAGTGTTTTCTGTATCCCAGTTGTATTCACCAAAGTTACCACCTTTGATAAATGCTCCTTTAATTACCCATTCAGAAACGATATCACCTACAGGACCTAAAACATCGATAGTTAAATCTTTCTTGTAGAAGTCTGAATAACCATCTCTACCTGTTACTGATTCGTGGTGTAAACGTACCCATTCCATTACAGCTTGTGCTCCAGAAGGTGTGATTGGATCAAATAACGTCATTGTTAAATCTGACCAAGTGGTTTTACCCTTAACCTTTCTGTACACGTTGATGTGGTTAAGTACTACTTCACCTTGTTCGAAAGTAACAGCTGAAATTGCTTTGATTGTGTAAGATGGAATACCATCTACGTACATGATAAAGCGGTTCGCCTGTTTTGGTTCAAACGCTGTGAAAAATATTTCGTTTGGGTCTAATACTGCCATTTTGCTATATTATTTATTTTATTATAAATATTATTAATTACAACTCTTATGCTGGGAAAGTAGCTCCAGTTGGTAAGATATTAAAGTCGAGGTAAATAAATTCAGCAGTCTTAGTTGGTTGTAGATAGATTTGACCAATCATTTGGTTTCTATCGATTACGTCTGGAGTGTTGTTGGAATCATCCATGATTACTCTGAACGCGTATAAACCTTGACGTTGTTGAACTGATTCTAGATATGGGTTAACTTGGCTTAAGAATTGATTTCTTGTAGCAATTGTGTTTTGTTCAAACACTAAGTTATTAGCTACTTGAGAGATGTAAGACTTAAGAGCGATTAACAATCTTCTAACATTTACACGGTCAAGTGCCGATGATTTTTTCTGTAGTGTTTTCTGACCATATACTACAACACCCTGTCCTGGGAAAGTAGCAATTGGGTTTACATTACCTGTGTAAAGATCGTTACGGTTAGTTTGGCTTAATTTTCTTTCGGCTCTTACTACAGTGTCTAACCCACCGCGATTAATTCCAGCAGGTGCAAACCATGGTTCAGATACACTGTCGTTAAACGCGTATACAGCAGGAATTAATGTAGAAGCTGGTACCCATACTAATTGACCAGTACCTGGGTCAATTGTTTGTAACCAAGGCCAGTAAGTAGCAGCATATGAGCTATTGATTGTAAGTGCTGAAGTTGTAGCTTCAGAAATTGAGGCTCCAAATTCTCTAGTATCTACTACAGCGATTGCATCACCTCTAGACTGAATAGTGTTTACTAAAGTAGTTATTTGAGAAGTGTTATCAGCAATAGTCAAACCAGGAACTGAGATTGCATTAAATCTGTAATCGTCTTGATTACCCATTAAAGCTATCATATTATCATAATTGTCTCCTACTAAACCTTGAGTATCAGTGCTACTAATATTATTGTAGTAATTACCAGTACCTGTTAAAATTGTACCTGTAGCTAAATTAAAACCTCCACTACCTGTGTTAGGAAGAGAAGCAGTAAAAGCACTTTTAGCAATACCATTATTATCAAAATAATATGGTGTAGGTAAGTTTACAGCGCTTACATAAACGTATCTAGAATTAGTAGGGAAATTGCCTAAAACTTCTACATAGTTTTCAGCTGAATTGTAGGTTTGATAGCTATCACCAATTACTCTAGAAATAAAGTTCGGTTGAGTTGGATCTAATGAAAGATTAGTCCAAGTTTCTAATACAATAGGCTCCGTAGCGGTATCATTACCTTGTCTAATTAAAAGATCAAAAGTTCCTGTGGAAGTATTAGTATTAGTAATTTGCCATCTTATATTATCTGCAGATCCCGAAGTTAAAGTACCATTAGAACCAGTTGCAAATCCAGAGTTCATAATATTGCCCTCTGAAATAGTTTTTAAAGCAAATGATGCTGTTGGGTTTCCATACCCTGAATTGATTGAAGCTGTACCTAAAGAGTTTATAGCTTGGGCAGAAGTAAATGAACCTGAAACTACTCTGGCTACTAATAAACTTTGACCTCCTTGTTGGAAGTAGTTGTAAGCTGCAATTGAAGTTAAGTAGCTGTATTCTTGACCACCACTTAAGAAGGTACCACCAAATTTATTTAAGTAATCAGAATAAGTAGTAACTACAGTAGGAATTTCTACAGGACCTTTTACAGTTGGACCTATAATAGCGGCTCCTACAGTTACAGGCTGTTGCGTGATAAATGAACTATCATTTTCTCTAGCTAATACCCCAGGTGAAATTAAAGTTTCTGCCATTGCAAGTTATATTTTTAGTTTTATTATAAATATGTAATCTTTTTTCAAAAGTCTTCATAAAACCATTAAATATAACTAAAAAGCAGAAAATTACTCTATAGTAATTTCTCCAGTTTCTAAATTAAGATTTCCACTACCATATTTTTCAGTGAGTTTAAATCCTAATTCATTATTTAATTTTTCTAACTCTATTACTTTAGATTTTAATATTTCTTTATTTTGTTCTAATAAAGTAATTCTGTATTCTATTGATCCTAAACTTACTAAAAGATCATTTTGTTGAGATTGAAGATCTCTTAGTTGTGTAAGCTCTTCTTGAGTTAAAACTTTTGTTTCCATATAACAATAAATATTATTTTTTTAATAAAGGTTTAATTTTAGACATTACTATTTGAGGAGTAATTGATTTTTGACAAATATGCTGTTTATCTGTTCCTTTCCAGATAGGACACCAATCCCAATCACCCGCATCAAATGCAAAATTAGGGTTTGTCCAACAAGGAAAACATACATTTTCTTTAAATATACGAGTTACTTTTTTAGTAAATTCGTGTCCAGGTTCAGCAAAACCATTTATCATAGCAGTATGTTTACCTATTGCCCAGTTTAACCATGATAATCCTGAACCTAGTCCTATAAATAATTCAGCGTGGTAAAGGATATTTGCTACTTCTTCCATGGGATGTCCATAATGGTTTATAACTCCTGGGATAGTGAATTCGTTTTGAGTTAAGCTAACAACAATATAACCTTGTTGATTGAGTAATTTGGATAAAGTCACCCAGTAATCATATTTCCATTCTTTACAACCTGCGGTAGCATTAGGACCTATTACAATATACTTTTGTTGATATGGTCTTTCTTTTTTAGGGAAACTTACACCATAATTTAATTCTTTAAATTCTAATCCTAAAATATCTGTAGCAGTAGCCTGCATTGGAATAGTGTTGCATTGGCGAGGGTGTCTGTCAAAGTTTTTCCATCCTTCTTTTTCGTCTCTAAACCAACCAATACGATAATGAGCAACACAAGCTGTTACCTCACCAGGTTCAATAAATTCAATATCTTTATATGCTTCAACTCCTTTAAACCAATTATTATGGAATGTAGATAATACTACTTTACAATTGTGTTTTTTAGCAAACTCAACAGCATATGGAGTCCAACCTAAAGTATCACCAATAGATTTAGATTCTAAAGAAATTAATACTCGTTGATTATTTAAATTTAATCGAGCATGTTCTTTACCATTAATTCTAATTAACCAAGGCATGTAATATTCTTTACTACAAGCAGTCCACATATTATTGGATATCGTATTAGAATATATAACTTGGTTAGTTTCAGCATTTACAAATTCAACTAAATAAGATTTAGATACATCTCCTAATATTTCAACTTTAGGTTTACCTATAAAATTAATATTAATAGTATTTGTATCTTCGGGTTCTTGGTAACTATCTATAAATTCCTGAAGAGTTTGGGCTCCAATTTCACCCATACGTTCCCAATTAAAATCACGATGAATGATTTCTGCTTCTTTTACAGTACGTTTTTTATGTTTATTATAATTAACGTAAGCATCTCGCATTACACGAGCTAAATCTTTAAAATCAGGTTCATAGTAATTGCCTACTACTGAATTAAAGTGGTTATAATTAGCATCTAACGCAGGACGTTCACCTAATATTTTAACTGGTAGTCCCTTACCTTGAGCAAATTCCATTTGAGCACAACACTCTGAATAGATGGCAGGTGTACCACAAGCCATTGCTTCAATTAAAGGTAAATTCCATCCTTCACTACGAGCACAAGATAAAAATACATGACCATTTTTCATGTATGTAATATAATCTTCGCGTGATGGGAAATGCTTTACTTTAATACGTTCATCTGTAAAACCATAAGCTTGTAATCTATCTTCAGTTGTTTTATGACCATCACCTGAGAATGGGTTATCAATAGAAACAATTAAATCAACGGGTTCGTCTGGTTTAAATTCTTTAAGGAAGGTTTCAATAATTTCCTTAGTAGATTTTCTATAATCCCAACGACCAAATAAAATAAATTTAAAACGACCATCTACGTAATCGAGTTTAGTAACAGGATCTTCAGGATAAAAAGTTTTTACATCTACACCTTCAGGTACAACTTTTATTTTATCAGCAGGCATACCTTGAGCAATTGTACATTCAGCTTGCCATTGAGAAGGTACCCAAATTTGATCGTATTCTTTTAACTTGTTAAAAAAGTGTTCGGGTTGTAAAGTAGATTCCCAAACATTATAAGCAATTTTAGGACCAATATATTTGTCGTAAAAATAGTGGTGATTAGTTTCTTCTAAAACTAAATTAACATTATGTTTAAATTCGTTAGGATAGTTTTTATAAATAGGATATTCGGTTCTTTCTCCCTTTTCTTGATTAGTCCAAAGAGTTTGTTCTGTTAGTAATTTTTTATCAATATCATTTAGATAAGATTCACCATTATGAGGTTCGTCACTAGGCCAATTCCATTCTTTACCTATAGTAAAATTTCTAACTTTTAAATTAATGTGTTTGGATAATTCTCTAAAAAAATCACGTGTATGATTATTATAACCGGTTGTGCCTACATAAGAGGCATGTGCATAAACTTTTGGCTTCATTCTTTTATCGCTATAATATCGTAGTTTAAAATATCTACAAGATAATTATTTTTTTCTAATAAATCAACTAATAGTGAAACATCTACGTGTTGATGTTCAGCTCTAATAGCTTTTATATTAAATTT